GGGGTGTATATGGATGTATATGGATTTGTATATTTAGCTGTATGAATAATAAATTTACATTTTTTTACTTTTTAGAATATAATCTTTTTAACCAACCAACTCAGAAATCACTTTATGGCGATTTATCAATAACTGGGTTGGTTGGTGACAGCTTGGAAAGACAAGCACTATCAAATCATAACAGACTGGCTCTAAGGTGGTCGCGGTCATTAACGTGATGACGCTGACGCTCTATGGTGTAAGTCCTCACCTGTTATGACTTGATAGTACGCGCATAGCGCACCTGTAATGGCCAGACGCTCAGAAATAGGAGACTTGGGATTGGCTGAAAGTACGCCAACGAATACTGAGATTATTATCAATCAAAACACGGCCACCACTCATTGCAGTTTATGGCGTGGTGGTTTTTTAACCATGAAGAATTAAACCCTAAGCGTGTCCTCTCGCACGAAAAAAAGACGGGAGCAGTTATACTAGCTGTCTTGCTTGCAACGCTTCTACAGTTGGGTTAGGGTTTAATTACTTGATGGTTAATAAACAGGAACGAGAATGAAATTTGGTAGCGTATGTAGCGGCATAGAAGCTGCCAGTGTAGCTTGGAACAAACTTGGATGGAGCGCATCTTGGCTTGCTGAGATAGAACCATTCCCATCAGCGGTATTAGCGCATCATTACCCCGATGTGCCAAATTTAGGTGATATGACTTTACTACCCGCTAAAATTCTATCTAAAGAAATTGAAGCACCCGATATTTTCTGTGGTGGTACGCCATGCCAAGCATTCAGTATTGCGGGAAATAGAGAATCACTTGATGACGCAAGAGGAAATTTATCATTAACATTTTGTGAGATAGCCAATGCAATTGATTCAGTCAGAGATGTACCCGCAATTATCTTCTGGGAAAACGTGCCAGGAGTCCTCAACACCAAAGACAACGCCTTTGGATGTTTCTTGGCTGGACTCGCAGGAGAGGATGGTGAGCTTAAGCCAGCAGGGAATAAATGGACAAACGCTGGTATGGTGCTTGGACCAAAAAGAGCAGTCGCGTGGCGCGTCCTCGATGCCCAATATTTCGGATTGGCCCAACGACGTAAACGTATCTTTGTTGTCGCAAGTGCTAGAAACGACTTCAATCCCGCAGAAGTTCTTTTTGAGTTCGACGGCTTGCGCAGGGATACTGCGCCGGGCAGAAACTCGCGGGAAACAACTGCCGCCAATGCTCAAATCGGCACTGGAACATACAACAAACAACGCATAGGCGAGTACAGCACAGAAGATGTTGCAAGCACCTGCGCTGCTCGTGACTATAAAGATGCAACTGATTTGGTTACTTACGAAAACTTCAAAACCGTTTATGAAATGCACGCTCAAGATGCAAGAGTGCAAAATGTAGGTGATGTTTTGCCAACAATGTCTGCAACGTATGGCATGGGTGGTGGAAATATTCCAGTTACTTATGGCATTGCAGAAAACATTATAAACCGCCAAGACCATAATGGCGGCAACGGTATTGGTAGCCAAGAAGAATTACAATACACTTTAAATGCAACAGGTGTACATGGTATTGCAACCATGTCTGACGTAGCTGGCACACTTGATGCGTCATACTATAAAGGTCAAGGGTCTCGTCAAGGTGGTGAGCGTGAGTTTGTAGCGCAACAAATGGCAGTCCGCAGATTAACACCAACCGAGTGTGAACGCTTGCAAGGTTTTCCCGATAGCTACACGCAAATACCTTGGAAAAATAAAGACGCAAAAGATTGCCCTGATGGATTAAGATATAAAGCACTAGGCAATAGTTGGGCTGTTCCTGTTATTACTTGGATTGGTGAGCGAATTTATAAACAAATAACAAATCCCGCACAGTAGGGGGAAATATGGAAAAAAAGGCAGGAAATAGGGGCGTGGGGCGCACTAAAGGTGTGCCTAACAAAGTTACCAAAGAATTAAAAGAGATGATTCTAGGGGCATTAGATGACGCAGGAGGGCAGGCTTATTTAGCAAGGCAGGCTGAAGATAATCCTAATGCGTTTTTAACGTTGGTTGGTAAGGTGTTGCCGATGACGGTTAACACTAATTTGCAAGATACAACACCTATAAAAATTCACATTATTAAAGCTGAAGAAATGGATCTTTAATGCCAGACATACCTTTAACGCTACCGCAAAGACAATTTGTTTTTTCTGAAGAGCCTTATCCTGCTATTGTTGGCGGACTTGGTAGCGGAAAAACCCGAGCTGGAACAATGCGGGCGGTATTATTACTTCTTCAAAATAAAGGCGTAAATGTTGGCATTTTTTTACCTACTTATGATTTATTGAGATTGAGGGCAATGCCGGGTGTTGAAGAAGATTTAGCAATGATGGGATTAAAATTCCATGTAAATAAATCTGAATTTAAAATTGATGTAGCTGGTTATGGGTTTATTATTTTTAGAAGTTATGACAACCCGTCTAAAATTGTATCTTTTGAGGTGGCTCATTCAATCGTTGATGAAATTGACACATTGCCAATGGATAAAGCTGCGCTAGTTTGGCGAAAAATAACAGAAAGAACGCGGCAAAAGTTTGAAGGGAAAAATACTATTGGTGTTGTGACTACGCCTGATAATGGAATAAATGGATTTGTTTATCATAAATGGGTAAAGCTGCAGCAAAAAGGTTATGTTTTATATAAGGCAAGCACTTACAGCAACCCGTTTTTACCAAAAGATTATGCAGAACAGATTTTAGCAAATTATGACCCAGTGCTGGCTGAGCTTTATTTGCTTGGTGATTTTGTTTCACTTAATAAAAACAAAGTTTATCATTTTTTTGATCGCAAAAAACATCATGTGCAAAGGGTATTAAATGAACACGATACGCTTATTCATATCGGTCTTGATTTCAATATTGGCGGCACTTGTGCTGTTGTTTTTGTCATTGATAATAATGTGCCTATCGCTGTTGATGAATTTGTTTCACACGATACGCAAGATTTTATTAACAATCTAACGCGATATGAAAATAAAAAAATAATCATTTACCCAGACGCAAGCGGAAAAGCAAGCAGAACAAATGCCAGTCAATCCGACATTGGCATGATTAGACAAGCAGGTTATCAACTGCAATATAATCCAACTAATCCAGCCGTGCGTGATAGGATTAACTCTTACAATGGATTGCTTTCGCATGGACGTTTTTTTATCAATACCGACAAATGCCCAAACTTAACCAACGCGCTAGAAACTCAAGGATATGATGATAGGCTAGAACCAGAAAAGTTTAATACTCACCCTGCAATTGATGATTGGGTGGATAGTAGTGGATATTTTATTGCGTTCAAGTTTCCAGTGATTCACAATAGACCAAATTTGGCACAGATTACAGGCATTTAATATGAGCGTAGACACAAAGCACAGCGAATATCACGAATATTATGAAATATGGGAACGTTGCGAACACGCAGCAGAAGGGCAGGACGAGATACACGAATATGGCGTGAAATATCTTCCACGTTTAAGCGGTCAAACTGACGCAGAATATTACGCTTACAAACAACGCGCGTTATATTACAACGCCACAGCAAGAACGATTAACGGCTTGACGGGAATGATATTTCTTAAACCCGAAGTCATCACAGCACCGGCAGCAATGGATAATATTATTGCAGACGTGACAATGGGTGGGTTGTCACTGCATCAATTTGCTGAAATCATTAGCGAAGAAGTTATTACTATCGGACGTTGTGCCGTGCTTGTCGATTACCCACCTATTGTTAACGCGGTAACACTTGCACAGGCACAGGCACAAGGCGCAAGACCTTACGCGACCATGTACGATGCAGAATCAATCATTAACTGGAAAACGGGGCGCATTAACAACGTTGAACAGTTAACACTTGTTGTGCTTGAAGAAGAAAACGAGATCGCAGTAGATGAGTTTGAATCTAAATGCGAACCACAATGGCGCGTTCTTGATTTAGGCGATGGTGGAATTTATCGTCAACGTGTTTTCCGCAAAGACAAACGCGGTGAGTTTATTTTAGTGGACGAAATTTACCCACAAATAAACGGCAAAGCATTAAACAAAATACCGTTTGAGTTTTTTGGCGTGCGTGACAATTCACCCTGCGTGGATAAACCGCCATTGCTTGATCTTGTCGATGTGAATTTATCGCATTACAGAACCACAGCCGATTATGAACATGGCTTGCACTTTACTGGACTACCAACACCCGTTGTGACAGGATATTATTCAGACGATAAAAGCGCGTCACTTCGTATCGGTAGCGGAACGGCATGGTTATTGCCAGAC